ATTACAGCATTGCGTATCTCAGGAATAGTAATAATCTCTTCTTTATTCTCTTTAAGAAAATCTAGCAATTGTGGAGCCACTTCTATAAAACGTAAGAACTGGGTGGTTTCAACAATAGTAGTACTCTTGTTAAATTTAGCTACTTTATTCTCTAAAATACGCTTTGTACGGTCTACCTTAACTCGATCAGTCCACGAATCTAAGACATCAGTAAAATTAATTTCTGCTTCCGCATACTTATCTTCATAAAGACTTTTAATAAAAGTTGAAACCTTAGCATGAACATGTTGCTCAAATCTATCTTCATCTCTGTAAAGATCAGCATCTTCTACTACAATGTTAGAAAGAGTTATATTATCTTCAAAATCATAGTTTCCATTAATAATCTTATCACTTTCGGTAATATAAGAAACATGATTAGTTCCATCTGAGATCTTAAAAATTTCTATATTCTCACGCAGAGATCTTCCTAAGCAATCTCCCAATTTAATGAGATTAACAAGTTTCTTGTTACGATTTTCAAAAATATGATCAAGCATTAGTTCTTTCCTCTTTATTCAAAAGCTTACTTATAATTTTAAGCTTACTTGTATCTAGGGGTTCTGATAGAAGTATTTTAGACACGTTCTCTATTTTATTTAGTTCACGAGATTCCTTTTGTGATGTAGGAGTTTTATTTTCAGCCCCTCCAGCCCCAGCCACGGGCTCGGGGGGAGGAACAGGGGCCATAGGAGCTCCGCCCATTTGCCCTGGTGGAGGAGCCATTCCTGCCGCAGGAGGTGCCCCGAGGGCTGCTTGCTGTTGGCTCTCCATCTCTTTTTCTACTTCCGACTTGTAACTTTGAATTTTTTCATCGGAAAGGCCGTAAAACTCCTTGTATATGTATTCTTTGGGAAATAATCCTAACCCCAGTACCGCCATCACGACCCGTGATTTTTGTTCGTTCAGATCTAATTTACGCTTTGTAAACATGTCCGAAGGATCAGGTAGCGTAATTTTCAGTTTCTTAACAATAGTCTCTGGGTACCCCTTGAGGTAGAGATGTCTCTTAGCTACTTTTTCAAGTCCCACTTCTATCATGTGCTGTACTCTCACAATTGTTCTAGCAAATTTAACATCCAACTGTGACAGATTTGCTTTTCGCTCAGGAGACTTATCTTTTTCTACGATATAGTCTTTTGGAACTTTCAATATAGCAAGTAATTTATCTCTAAAATACTTAACATCATCTGTTTCCCCTAAATTTTGGGCCCCTGGAAGCGTCTCTATCTTAGTCCCTACTCCTGAACGAGTAGGAACAAAAAAGTCTTCATCCATAGCGAGAGGATTATATCTTTCGTCCACTGAGCCCCCACTGTTCCTATTGTAATATTTCTCTTTCTTAAATTTTTCTTTAAGTCGTTCTATAAACATTTCAGCTTTGGTTGTAGGAAGATTTCCTACATCCACATAGAAAATCCTCCGCTCGGGAGCTCGTGATAATCTATAGATAACCATGGCTTCTTCCATCATTCGCAGAGTGCGAAATATTCTTATTGCAAGCGCAGCGATTGATTTACCATAAGGATAAAAATTAGGATCAGATGTAAAAAGTCTAAAATGTACTATTTGATTTTTATCTAAATTAATATACTTAACGGGTTTCCCAGAGTCCATGCCTCCGCCTGCTGCCAGACTCGTAAGGTCACCCGCATCTGGTATTTCTTGTAAAAAGTCTGTTAAATACCCATACTCATTTTCTACTCGTAAAATAAAATTGGGGTTAAGAATTTTTAATCTTTGAATCCCCTCCTCAGGATCATTAATATCAAGAATAAGTTCTATAAAACAATCACCATATTTTACAGTGTTTCTTACTATTTCCCAATAAATTCTATCTAATTTAATATTTTCAAATAGTTCGTTTACCTCATCGACTACTACTTCGTCCACATGGTCTATCTGCCATCGTTTACTGTCTATATCTCGCTGGGTGGAATCATCAGAATAAATATCAAATGCAGCTCCTACTTCAGGATAGGTATCCATTAAATCATAATCTTTATACCTATTTCTCCTGTTAATTTCTAGTTGAGGAATAGCCACTAAAGTAGTATTAGTAGCAAAACCAGCAGGTCCCTTTTCGGCTTTTATAGTATCAGAAGTAACTACAGTGTCGCCACTAAGGCGAGGAGGTGCTTTTTGGGGGTCCATTGAGGGCCCCAGTTGCTTGCCTACATACGCTTGTGCTTTTGTTGCAAAGAAGCGGGAGAAAAATTTACCTAACAATCCATTAGGATAAAAGGGGATAGATCCTATCGCCTTGGGAGGATTCCACATTGATTGACCAAACTCATCAAGCCGCTCCTCGTTTTTTACTTCATCAGCCATTTAATATCTTCCTTTGTCACTCCGCCGTAACTTTCCAACTGTGCTATCCCTCGACTTATTGGAGGGAGGGTATGTTTTTCTATAGCAGGATTGCTAGATATTTCTACTGGGTTTGTCTGTTGTAAGGTATCTAAAAGATGAACTGAAAAAGCTAAACTCATAACTAGATCATCATGGTGATATCGTTCCGCCTCTACCCGTCCCGAGTCAGTGATTACAAACGTAAATAGTTCATCAATAGTTCTGTTAGAATTTATCTTAAGTCTATTGGTTCGAACAAATTCTTCAAGTTTCGTTAACATAATGTCTCTATTTTTTGCTGTAGTTTGTATACCCAAATCCTTACCTTCTTCCATCCACAGATTTTCGTACTCTAGTAGTCTAAAAAGTGTGTCTAGCAAGTTATATCCTATAGTATTTCTTTCTGCAATTACATGTGCTATATTATATAGAGAAGCTTCTCTCGCTATTATTTCAGCAAATTCATTGATAGGAGTTCTATTGGAATAGAACTCTGCTACCTGTTCTCCATTATAGCGATTAATAATATGAAAAGCAGAATAATCTCTATTTCTTCCTAAAGAAACATCTACTCCCATAACATATTCGTAATAGGGTTTAGGATCCTCCCACACTCGCATCCGATTATTATATTTAATATGATATTCTTTTTGTTTATTATCGAGTAGTTGTTTGAGTATTTCCCCATCTATGAAAGTTTCACCTGTTCCCAAAAATTCACATTCATACTCTTGTAGCCATTGTTTAAGAGGCATGTTAGCTTTAGTAACAGTACACCAATCATCAACATTGAGGGGGGGATCTTGGTTTTCCATATCTTCATATAACCACTCATATTCAGGGATGCGATTATATTCAGGATGATCCTCCCATTTAATATCAAGATATGCGAAGGCATTCAAACCTGCGACTGCTTCCTGATAAATCTGATAAAACCAATTACCTACGCCATTTACAGTAGACAATATAAAAGCAGCTCCCCCCGTCGAAATAATCGGGTAAGCCGCTGCCCAAATGGTAGCTATATTCTCGATAAAAGCTGCTTCATCCACAATCAATAATGAAGCGGACAAAGACCTTCCTGATTGCTTTCCTGAAGGGCGTGATCTAATAACTGAATTAGTGGTTAACTTTAAAGTGTGTTTATTACTCTCTTCTATTCCTGGCTTGAGAAAAGAGGGTAACTCATCATACATTAATCTAATTCTTTCCAAAACTTCCGTTGATTCGACATCTCCTTTAGAAAGAATAGCAACTGTTTTATGCTTATGAAATACAGTTAACCATAAAGCATACGCACTAGCAATGGTAGTACATCCACCCTGTCTAAATTTTCTCAAAATATTAAATCTGTTATTTTGAATAGCTTTAACAATCTCTTTTTGAAAAGGATATAGATCAAAATTGACAAGCCCCCTGGTAGGATGAACTACTTTAATATAGCGGGACATAAAATATACAGGATCGTTCCTGCATCTTTTAAATTCTTGTAGTAACTTTTGATCGTTCATATCTATAATAGGCTATGAATATATATGCCTTTATCTGTACTAGAACTAAAGATTTAAGCCCTATTACAAATAAATTAGTCTCCTATTTATCTAGTGTTGGAGTAGAAGTTAAACTATTAGTGAACCAAGTTTCAATTTTTGACGGTTATCAAAAAGCTTTTAAAACAGTGCAACCCAAACCCACTGATATTATTATACTCTGTCATGACGATATAGAAATTTCAATTTCTCCTAGTGCCTTTCTACAAATACTCTCTATCCTTAAACACACTAAATACGGTTTCATAGGTCCAGCAGGAACCACACACGTATCTGAGAATGCTGTTTGGTGGGACCAAGAATTGTGGAAAGCAGGAAAACACAGAGGAGCAGTCCACCATATAGACCCTAACGGGAAGAAATATTGTTCACATTATGGGGCTTTTGAAGAAGTGGTGGTCTTGGATGGATTATTCTTGGCAACACGGGCAGAGGTATTAGAAAAAGTAGGTTTGGAAAAACCTCAATATTTTGAAGGAAATTGGGACTTTTATGATGTCTATTATACATATAAGGCGCATAAACATAATTATGAAAATCACACAGTTCCTATCCAAATTACACATATGTCTCGTGGAGAATTAACAGGCAGGGATTCGTGGCACAAAAATAGATTAGCATTTATTAATGAAAATAGAAAGGACTTTCCGTTAACATGTTAGATTATGAATGGATATTAACAGTTTTTGGTTTGGTAGTTGTAGTATCACTATCTAAAATTATGCAACCAGTTAGAGTACTGGCTGCTAAAATTCACCCCCTA